AGAATCTCTTGCTATAGTACTTGGTATATCACCATCAACTATTTCACTACGTATTGTAGCAGACGATTTATTTTCAACGCTACCTAATCCAACTTGAGTCGCATCTACACCATGTGGATTATTTGTTAAATTGGCGTGTGCTGTTAATTCTGAAGAAGCTGAAGTTCCTGCTCCTGCTATTTGAGTATTAACTTCTGTCTTAGTGTAAGTCGTACTTTGGTTTGCCTTTGAATCTAAAGCAGTCTGTGTAGCAGTAGATATAGGTTTATTAATATCACTCGTGTTATCTACATTTTCTAAACCAACAGATGCCGCAGTTATATCATGAAGCACTACATTCTTAGGTACTATTTTAGAAGGCGGGCTCACAATAGCATTAATCCTATTATCTGTTACTACAGTTGATTTAATGCTCATGTCTTAAACAATGCTGTAGGTGATGATATACTACCGAAGTTTTTGGTTGTGCTAGAATTAAGTGTATTAGCATTTACAGCATTCGCCGGCGATTTAAATCCAACGGTGAAACCTTCAGGATGTGTTGAAGATGTAATTTCTAAATCTTTTAGTTCAAACTCTATTTCACCACCAGTAGTTGTTTGATCATAAACAATTGCTAAATATCTAACAGGATCCTCAGTCGCGGATGAGGAATTTATTTCGAGCGTAATAGTGTTATTTCCGTTTACCAATGTTTGAGCTGAGTGATAGCCGTCAGTAGTAACAGAAAAATTATCTTCAATATTCTGTGCACCTACCACCGCTCCTGTTGTAAATGATTCGGTAGTGAGAAACATTTTTACAACGCCAATATTCGCGTTTTGTGTTTCTAATAGATGCACATTAAGCGTAATACTAGAATTTACAGTATTATCATAGTATAGGGATTGATCTAACTCGATTAGTGCATAAGCGTCGAAGCTTGGATGCACTCCTGTTTTCTTAAATATTGATTTATTTGCTGGAGGAATTTCTTCAGCCTCTTCAACAAACGTCACTCCAGGTGTAACATTTAGCTGGCCTTCTAAAACACGAGTAACTATATCTGTGTCTGACTTTATTATTACATCATACACGTATCTTCCTGGTTTTAACGCCGCGGTCTGGGCTGCAGGTAAAGATAAGTCAAGTTCGTTATCAGCAGGATCTACTACTACGGAAAAAATTCCTTTAATTGTTCCATCGTACGATTTAGCGATTTTTCCTTCAGCGGTATATCCTGTTAAGTCTAAAGAACCAGTTGTTTGCGATAAGTCTATAGTCGCGTTAAAGTCCGAACCTTGATCTATGTATAAATTTGAGTAAGTAGCCATGTTATCTATTTATTCGTTTGTAAATGTCTATGTAACGGTTATTTGTCCGTACATACTACTGTGCACTTGGCATTGATAGTAATAAGTACCGGCACTTGGTATAGTCCAATCAACTGTTGCGGTACCTGCTCCGGAAACTCCTGATGCTAGATTACTAATGCTGCCTGATGATGTTGTAATATATAATGGATGGCTGCTGCTCACGCCGTTATTAAATCTTACTTTATCTCCTTGGTTAAATACAAGAGTTGGATTATTAGCATTTACCGAACCATTCTGATCAGTCCCAGCCACTGAATATAACCCTGTACTAGGCGAGCCTATTGTTAATTCAAAGTTCGGAGTAAATGCAGGTGTTTGGCTTGTGTCATTAATAGTAATTGCATCAGTTGTATTTACTATAGTACCACTTTCACTTCCAGTTCGTATTTGAACTTGGAAGGTTTCAGAGCTTTCGGTAGTTGAATCAGCGTCCGGTGTTACAGTAAATGATCCTGCATTACTTGTAATTGTAAAGCTATCACTTGTTGTGCTGAAATCTCCTGTATTACCAAGAATTGTCCAATAAAGCGTAGTACTATCTGATACATTAGTAGTTGTAACGTTAATTGTTAAAGCGCTTCCTTCATTAATACTAGTAGCAGCTGGAGTTGCATTATATGTTTGAGAGCCAGAGCCAGTTGAAGTATCACTAATAGTAATTGCATCAGTTGTATTTACTATAGTACCACTTTCACTTCCAGTTCGTATTTGAACTTGGAAGGTTTCGTCACCTTCCGTTGCTGAATCAGCAGTTGGTGTTACAGTGAACGATCCATTGCCATTAGCACCAATAGTAAAGTCACCGCTTGTTGTAGAGAAGTCTCCTGTATTACCAAGAATCGTATAATGGAGTGTAGTACCATCTGCTACATTTGTTGTAGCAACGTTAAATGTTAACGCGCTTCCTTCATTAATATTATTAGCAGTTGAATCTCTTACACCCGCTCTCATCGAAGGATAACCAAAGAATGTTTCTGGATATATTCTTATGTAACGAGCCAAAACACTTGTAGTAAATGTATTTGTAACTTTAGTATTACTATCACTATTTCCGGTAAATACATTCTCATTATCTACCCAAGACCAATTAGTTCCATCACTTGAATATTCTACTTTGTATGATGTAACGTATTGACCGGCGCTGAAGTTAGCTCTTCCTTGAGTAACTACTCCAGTTATAGTCTTATTTGCGCCTAAATCTATTTGCATCCATTCACTACCTATAGTATAGCCACTCGCGACTGACCAAGCCCCTATTGAGTCTAACATTGATTGATTGTGGGGCGAATAGTCGCGATATAATGATGAATATGATCGATCTGATTCAGGAGGATTTACAGTTCTAGCGAGGGTGGTTGTATTATACGTTGAAACAGGACCGTTAATAGCAGTTGAATCGATAAAGGGATTAAAGACGTGACTAACTGACGTATTATTGACCAAAGCGTCAGTAGTAGTATCATCGCCCCAATCAACAGTGCTAGACCCACTAAACTCAGGTATTAATTGTATTTCTACACCATCTATTAACGCGCCTGCTCGCATTATAGGAAGGCCTTGGTAACCTGTAGGAAATATTGTTATATAACGAGCAGTGACTGGTGTAGCAAAACTATTATAAATCTTAGTATTTCCATCTCCTTCATTGTCATAGTTAAATTCAGCTCCACTGTCAATATCAGTAAACGTATTCTGATCAACGCTAAGTACTATTCCGCTGTTAGTATCTCCACTTCCATCACCAGGGTGTACTGACCAACTCGTAACAGCCCATGGATTATCGCTATTAGTAGTATCTGAAATATAATACTCATCACCATCGTTAACAAATTCCCATTTATTATCCGAACTTCTATATCTTATTGACGAATCGCTTTCACCTGATGCTACATATTGTATTTTACCGCCATAAGTTCCATTTACTTCATAGTGACTAACAGTTGAACTATTGAAATAAGTATCGCTGCTTGTTCCTGCAGCCATACCACTTACAGAGAATTGAATAGAATTTTCTATACAATACTCTACTCGGTATTTGTTAACATAATAGAGATTTGAATTTTCGTGGCCTTGAGCGACTACTCCAGTGACATTTTGATTTTCTCCTAAATCAATTTGTAACCACTCAGTTGTGTTCGTGGAGCTTATCGTACCACCACTCCAATTTCCTGGCCACCATCCATTCGACGCTGAATCAAGTACGCTAGACATCCAATTCCCGCCATTCGATGATGTCATTGTCCTTGAGCTATTGTCTGGATTCCTAAGAGTACCTAAAGAACTACTATCATACGTCAAAAAGGTCTCGGCCAAAGATTCTCCTGACCACACTGAAACAGATCCTAACCTAACATCAACAGCATCGGCAGTCCCTATTTTTATACTAAGCGCATCAGTTAAGTTCATAATCTATCTCAGCCGTAATATAAAATGTTAAAGTAAATAGCCATATTATCTATTTATAATAATTATAGCTATCACCTTCCTATAAGGTGTTTATTTATTCTTCGTCGTCGAACGAAGGCTGCACATAATATTCCAAGTCGTTATCTTTTATGTACGCTTCGATTTGAAGAAGTGTGCCAGTTACGACTTTACTTGTAGTCACAATTTCACCAACCTGCCCCATTGTTTTATCGAATATTTGATTATCATCTGATAAAACAATCGCGCATTTAGTCGCAGTTAAAGCGACACGGTTTATTTGTTCTGTATATTCTTGAATAGCCATTTTAGGTGAATCCGTTGAGAGTAAATCCTACATCCGCTAAATCATCAACCGCGTTGCCAGTTGCAACAGCAGAGTGTTTTCCTAGTAATTTTTGGTGATTTGCTAAGGTTCCAGTCGTTGTCCTATTCCACGTGCCTCGGTTATTACCTGCCTTAATTACTGGATTACTATATGTTACACCATTTACTGCAGTAGTTTTTGCCCATTGATTAGTCATATCACGAGCTGTTCCTGTTTCGCCTGATGTCCCAGTACCAGTGGCGGTAAACACAGTACCTACAGCACTATCAGCAGCACCAATATTTGTAAAGACAGTACCTGATGTTACAATTTTATAACTTCTGTTCGAGACAAAACTGCCAGCAGAAACAATTCCTTTATCTTTAAACGTATCGTAGAGTTGTGTTAAAAGTATTCTTTTCGAATTTTTTGAAATATTGGTTGAGTTTAGATTAAGTATTCGAATACTTTCGGGAATCGCACCTTCTATACCTTCAGCAGTGGTTATAGCGGTATTTTCTAATTCACTTGGCCCACTATAATTCAGCACTTTGTTTGCATTTGAGGCGTGGCCATACGTGTTTATAGAAGATCCAAAACTATCACTCTGCTTTTCAACATTATAGTGAGCTAAGCTCGTGAGAGTACTAAAATCCGGGAAGCCTATAGGACCATAGTCTGAGCCTTTCTGAATAATCTTAAAGTTCGTGAATGAAAGATCGCCAATGAAGCCCGCGACTATTCTTAATCTAATTATAAAAGTAGAACTAGGTGTCGCTGAAATATCAAAATCAATTACATTAGAACCTGGTTGTATATCAACTGATGTGGTTTGGTAGTACAAATCCACCTTAGAAATAATACTATCCTGTGTTGCTGTTTGCCCACTAACAGGGTTAACAACTACATCAAAAGTCACACGGTGTTTTCCAGCAATAAGGCTATTTGTAGAATCGACAAGGTGGATGAAGTCAGCATCACCGGCGGTAGTGGCGGACGTAGCTACAATCGTAAAGGTTTCTTCGTCTGTCTTCGTAAAAACTGCACCTTTTGCTAATGTGCCATCCCCAGCTGCTATTGTAGAATACGTTGTTCCCGTCGTGTCAGTCGTTGCAAAATTATTACTAAATGCTTTAAACTCTTGTATGCTTGTTGGCAACGGAGATGGCAAAGGCCCATTGAGTTCGTTTTTATCTAATCTTATGTGCGTACAATTCGCGTTTGCCGAAAGGTCAGGAGCGTTGCCCGTCAATTTGTTATTTCTAAAAGAAAATTCTTCAAGCGCGGTGTTAATACTCAGATCACTATTGATTGCGCTAATATCGTTTTCGCCGCAATCAATTTTTACAAGACTAGTATATTTACTTAAGTCGACTGTGCCTTTTAGTGTACCTACACTTCCTGTGACAGGTCTCAGCGTTAAACTCGTAACACTTTCTGGATTTGTTAATGAAATTCCTGGCATAATAATTAAGTAATAATGTATAATGTTCTACTATCTTTAGGCGAAAGTGCAGTATAGTTGGCCTGAGTAATAGTTACAATATTATCTATATCTGCACTTGAAGGTTTTAGATCTAAATCACTTTTAAGAGTTACAGCTTCAACTAAATTTGAATCAGCAACACCGCCCGTGAAAACATATTCAGTTAAATCACCATCAACAAAATTGCCTGCAGAATCTGGAGTCGCTCCATCTGCAACTAAGACTTTTAAACCAACAAACCTGCTACTAGCATCTAAGTTGCTTTTAGCTGCTGCTAAAGTAAGGTACGGGCCTGATCTTTTATCTAAAGATTCTTTCGACGCCGAATTAAAACCTGTTATAATATCAATAGCCATTAGAATTTAAATTGGAAGTTTTGATTGATTGTGGTTGTTGCATTCGATTTGTATATCTTGTAAGCAGTAGACACATTACTTAAGGTTGGTGTAACATTTACACTATCGAATTTCGTAAAGCTTGATGTTACATTTAGTCCATTACCATCTAAAACCGCTGAAAGATCTCCATATGTATTAGGATACGCGAAATAGATAAACTCATTTGTAGCATTTATTGGAGCCGTGGTATCTTGTTTTCTAGCAACCAATTTAGTCAAACCTTCAATACCACTACCAGCACTTAGATCAGTTGTGTCAGTGCCGTGAAAGAATGGATATACCCATCGAATTGTTTTTGTAGATGATGAAGTCGTTTGAGAAGAATTTGTAACTGAAAGAGTCCACGAGTGTTCGCGTTCTGTACCGTCGGCGTTATTTGTTACAGGAAATGCTGGCTCGTCATATGTTGTATCAGCGCTAGTAAGAGCAGGAGAACTAAAATCTGTAGTAAGCGAAATGGAAGTAGGTGTCGTATTCGTATTCCAATTAAAATCTAAATCATATTGTGTGCTTCCTGCAAATTCATATAATTCTGTTGAAGGAGATACATCAAATGAAGTGATTTGGAGTACAGTTCCAGTAATATCGTCTAAAGCATCTAATCTGCTTTCAATACTTTGGACATCTGGTAACGTTATAGTAGAGGTTTCAACGGCAGTCGTATGGCCTTTTGTATTTGAAGAAACAGAAGTGACAACAACAATCGAATCACCAAACGCTGGACTGCTAGTAGTTGTGCTATTAGTACGAGTGGTGTCAAGGTGTTCTATTGTAATAACATCGTTAAGACTACTGACACTTAAACCATCACCATCGCGGATTAAATCGAAAGATGTATCTGGCCCTAAATTTGGAGTAAGAGTAATACGTGCACCGTTTGCTATTCCAGTTGTATTAAAATCTGCATTTATTAATTCGTCGCTGTTTACTTTTTCATCCAGCGCAGTCGTTAAATCTGACTGATCTGTAAGAGTACCATTAATACTACCCCAAACGCCAGGATTACCTTCAAGATAAGATAGACGTGATTCAAATGTCTTATCAGAAAGTTTTACTACATTATTTAAAGTATCAAGCGCAAACAACTTTCCGTCTGCAACGTTAAGCGTTAACTCTCCTACACTTAAGTCAAGAGGATTCGGTTGAGCACCTGCTGTGGTGCTGTTTGTAACTATAATTTTTGCAAATGGCATATTAGTTATTTATACAAATTTAATTTATATTATTCAGTGTAAGTCTAAAACCTCCGCCACCATTACTATTATCATTAGTTCGCATACCTACAACAGCAGTAATAGTAAGCTCTGTCACATCACAAGGCAGATCGAAATATAGAATCTCAGGCCACGTCTTGTAGCCTGTTCCGTATTGAAAATCTGTTCCCTCGAGAGGGTTATAATCAGGCTGAAAAACGTCAATAAAACTACTAGTCCCAGTATTATTAGTAAAGCTGTAGCTTTTATCTGGGATCGCAGTTCCATTAGTCGTAAAGGCAAATCTCACGTACATAACCTTTCCGGAATCCTTCCGCGCACCGTTCCATTCGAGCTTAAAACCGAGCTTTTGAATATTAAAAGTGTCTGGCAGCAGCGCACTTGTGTTAATGGGGCCCCACGATACACCCATATTTTGTGTGGTATATCTACCTCCATCAACAAAAAAATCATCGCTTCTTGTCAGCGCTTGTAATTTAGTAGAGCCCTCATAGCCTGTTGTTGTCGAAACTCGTGGTATTTCCCACATCTTAGTTCTTACGCCAGTGCCGCGACGAAATAACTCAACAACTTCAACTTCTCGACCGGCTGCGTTAGTTGCTCCTGTATCCGAAGCACTGTTAGTTTTGCCATCTAAAAGTACACTATGAGGTAAACACCAATCTATCGACCCTCCGTTTGTGCTACTGACTAGTGTTTGTTCCGCCATAATTACTAAACTGTTATAGTAAGAACCCGTGTTGCGCTGTCGTAGGATGCAGTTACACTCGAGCCAGCAGACCCAGTATATCCTCGATATCCTCGAGGTCCTTGGACCAAGCTTTTCAATTGGAGAAGTCCAGACTCACTAAATTTAAAATGTTCTGCATCTGCCGCTACGTTCAACGCAGTACTAAATAGATTGATTTTGTCGCTATCATTACCTTGCGCGTTTTGCACGTTTATACCATTACCAGCGTGTATACTTACCTGTTGCACATCATCAGGAAGAACCTTAATGATATATTGCGTTACGAGATATGGCTGCATAACATTAACACTGCCCGTCACGCTCGCGGATGCACCAGATAATGTACCAGATAACGTACCAGCGCCGTGTGAGTGCTCGACATCTGCATCCTGCGAAGAAGAAGTAATAGTACCAACAGGTATGTTACTACCGCGATTTGCGCCGTAGAAGGAGGCGTTCTCCTGACCTACGCCTGTGTCAGCTCCTATTATAAATTGATTACCAAATCCTGGTATCGATGGATCACCCTTCGTGTTAACATTGTAGCCGCCATTCCTACTAATTGCTGATCCGAAAGTCGCGTTACCTGCGAAAGTAAGGCCATCATGACTATGAGCCTTAACACCAGTCTGGTCGCCAGTAAGCTTATGACCAGCTGTACTGCCACTTATAGTCACGCTACCAGTTACATCACCATTCCCACTAAAGTCTTGCGAGGTTTTTCCTCCCTCAGTTCCAACACTAAATCCTGTCCCTGCACCTACAGTAACTTTACCGTTAAGATTAGGTAATTTAAAGTTATTTCCTGAATTTGCAGTACCGTATTTATTACTTATTATTCCAAAAAGCTCTGAATACGTATTCTTAGACACATTCTCGCCATTACAGAATTTCCATTTTCCATCAGCAGGTAAAGATGTACCAGCCCACGGCATAATCGTACCAACAGGGACTATATCATTAAACACAAGTGTACTTAAATTTACACTACCTGATCCACCCGCAACTTCTTCCCAAGTTAAATTGCCTTGCGAGTCTGTTCGTAAATATCTACCTCCAGTATAACTGGATGGCCAAGTATAATCTTGGTTTCGCAGCTTCATTTGGCCCGTTTGTATAGTAAGTTTGGTTGCGCCTTGACCACTTATATCAACCCCTCCGTTATACACGGAAAGGCCGCGGCCTGCCAAAAGCAAGTTCCCGAAAACTTTACTTCCGAAAATACTCTCGTTTCCAGTCAAACTAACCTTACCGTCGATCCTATCGCTATGTGCCGCGTTTACGGCCTCTAAGGAGTCTAATTCCGTTTGCAAACCAGTTACATTAGCAATTACGTGACTGTGATTAGTATCAGCCTTCGTCGATAAATCAATATTTGCTATAGTCTCCGCTACGTCCGCTTCGATCGATGCGAAATCGCTGCCAAGTTGATTAGTTTTAATCCTCCACTGATCAAAAGTATCAGTTTGTTCTACTGGTATAAAATCTGCCATACTCTTATTTATCTATTTTTTCAGTCAATGTTTTTACTAAAGATGCTAATTCAGAAACCTGAGATTTCAAATCTTGTAGTTCGGTTTCTTTTTGTTTACGAAGTTGTTTACGTTTTACTACTTGAGAATAAGCGTTAGAATCGCGATTTAAGATAGCGCCGGTGAACATGTCTTTCTCAAGATTTGTGTTATTCTTTACTATTTTTCTTTGTGCCATATTAATCGAATGTTGCGATTGCTCTAAAGTCTCGTACTGTTGGTACATTAACAATGTCTGTTGAAGTTAATACAATTTTCACTGCAAAGGCCGTAAATTCTAAACCAAACCTTGGATCTGCAGGCCCAGGATTATCATCTTCTAAAGCTTCTGCGTCGAAATCGTATTCAATCTCAGAGTATCTTCCATTCGAATTGACAGGAATATTCTTAGTAGGTCTAATTTCTTCCCATGGGACATCGTCATATTGCGAATCATCTATCTTCAGCTTAATAAGAACTCGAATATTAGAACCAACGCTCGGTCTATTACCCAAAAGATAAATATTTAATCTATCGGCAGGATCGTTAAGTGTCACTGTGCGTGTAATGTATTGAACGTCTGCTGTGCTTGAATCATCGAGGTAAGCGAATCCATCATCAATACGTCCATCATTAGCAGATACACGTGTATCAGTAGTTTCTCCTATAACAAGACCCTGTAATGAAGCAACTGTAAATGTTACATCAGGAGCTCCGCCGCCACCTAATAAACTATCGGGAATAGTGACCACTTCATCTACAGAGTAACCAGTACCACCAGAAACAAGAGTAATATCACTTACATTGCCAGTTGTTGCATCAACAGTAACACTAAATGTTGCTCCTCCGCCAGTAGTGCCGGCACCTACTACTGGATTATAAGTAGAAGCTGTGCGGTTAGAATTAGCAGCAGTAGTAGTATCGTTGATACCTGTAATTATACCGCGGTCAGAGCTAATAATTCGTGATACTGTTGGATTATTGATAATATTACTTATTCCTAATAGCGATAATCGTGAAAGATCAAATAGAGGAGCTATATACTCAGACGTAGTCGATAAAACAGTAGTAAGTTGAACCTGGGATGCATTTGCAACTGTAATTGGCGCAGCTAAATATTCCGTGCTATTAAAATTAATAGGATATGAAGCACCGGAAGCTGAGAACTTAATCGAAGCGCTAGCAGTAGTTTTAGGAAGAAGCACATTAGATGAGAAAACCACGAAGTTGGAAATTACAAACGATGATGGAGTCCCTAACCCGTTAAACGTTATAGTTTTTGTTTCATCGGTGTCGTATCGTGCTCTATGTAGTGTGAATTTGAAATCGCGATTTTGATCTGGCGTCCAGGTAGATGCGTTCTGCGATTTAAACGATACACCAGCATAAGGATTTTTATCTATTCTCCCCTGTCCATTTACATCGTCTCCTCCGGTTTCTGCCATCCATAGACGATAATCAGGTGAGTTCGATAAAACAACGATTGCATATTCAACACCAGGCTGTAAGTAAACAGGAGCGTCATACACAAACGAAGTTGCGACTGATGCATCTTCTGTAACATTAATAGTATCAATAGTAGGATTTTTAACTACCTTACTAAATGGAACAACGTTCTGTGTTGGAATACCATTTTCTACAGTTACTAAATGTGTCGTAATAGGAATACTGGCGTGTTTCTTTTGGAAGAATAAATCTACTTTAGTAACAGAAGTACCAGTAGGAATTTCTCCAATCACAAAAGACTGCGCGAGTGGATCATAGTATCTAACATTTACATCTCTATCAACACCAGTAAGAGTACGTTCTTGAGATAATCTTTGCTGATCAAATTCAGGAATTCTTGTAGAAAGAATAGTTGATTGCTTTGTTTCGATTAATCCAGTCGCGTTATATGTTGCGAAAGAGTACGTAGTAGCTTCTGTAATAGAATTCTTAGGTGAATCGGTAAGAGTAACATTTCTCTCTCCTGTCTTAAATTTAATCTTAGCGTTATTAGGTATAAAGCATGCAACATTAATTCTACCAGCAGCATCTGTGATTAACTCCACTCTTGTTGATAGACCAGCTATATCAGCAGGTTCATCATTTAAGTAGGATGTCACCGCAGCATTTTTGGCCGCGTATGGAGTAGAAGCTGCTGCGGTGTCACCATTCCCATCTACGAGTTTTGTGCAATACTCGCTAATATCAACCCCATCAAAGAATACGTACATTTTTGTAAGAGGTTTAAACATTTCTCCGTGTATCTCAATTCTACGTGAACGAATGAAAGGTACGAAAGAAACATCTACAACTCTTTCGCCAAGATTTTCTTGTTGATCTCTAAAGCTCATAGTAGTTCTAATACCATCTCGTGAGTCTTCACTCGTCGTGGTTGTAGTCGTGATAGTACCTCTAAGTGGTCTCCAATCGTTACTCCCAGTTAGTTCTCTCTTAGCCACAAGACGAGCTCGTCGCGCTGCAGCACTGCCGTTCTTATCACTACGAGCAATCTGAACATTTTCTACTTGAGAATCAACGCCAGTCCAGTCAGTTTCCCATTCACTCCACTTAGTTCCAATTGCGCCTGATTCTTGAGCAAGAAATTGTATCGCGTCTGCAGAACCAGTAGAATTAACAATCACATCAGGCCTTACTCTTGTTTCTTTCCATTCATCTGTTGAAGGATTAAGTTTAATAACTCCAAGCCATGCAGCTAAATCAAATGGATTGACGCTTTCTGAAACACTCGCATAAGGCTGTGTAATTAAAGGAACTTCGGTATATGACAATGAAACAGTCTCCTGAGATCTATAAGCACTTTCTACTCCAAGTAATAAATTAGTTGTACTATAGGAAGGACGTAGGATGCCAGTCGCGGGTTCAATTGCACATTTATAATCAGAATCAAACGGGTTGCCAACGTTGTGACCAACAAAGCTATCTACAAGAATACCATTCTTAAATCTTTCTTCTCCTCCTTCTGTGAAGATTTTCTTTTCACTAGCTTCTTGCTCAAGCAGCGAAAGCGAAGTATAGTACTCCAAATTCTTTACTCGCTTTTCGATTGTGCCGATATCTCTCATTGTGTATCGACGATTATCGATGAACTTCGTAGTAATATCACTAGCATCAAACGTATAGGCAGGAACAAACAATTCATAGAGAGCCATTGAATCTCCAGGCGTTTGAGGTACTATTGGATCAAGAGAAGGCGTTCCTTTTACGACACCAAAATCGCCAATATTTGAAACGACCACCTTATCGTATCTTGGAAGAAAGACTTCTACTTCATCAAATTCTACAACTGTATCTGGATCCAGCGTACTTCTAGAATCAGTAGAATTAATGTAAGGTCTAAAGTCTAAGACATCAGCTAAGAATGAATTTCCGTACGTAGGAATCTCGTTATACTCAATGTTACCCGCTACATAACTGTTAGCGCAAAAGAAGTCACCTTTTTGAGATACCGTTGCATCCGTTGGACTATTCCAGTTAAAGTAACGATACACGATAGATAACTTTTTACCATTTAAATCAGTTGATCCAGTATAAGTGATCTTACCATCTTGGTAATAATTATCCCTTTGCCCATCATCGAGCGTAAACTGCGATGTGTAATCTGCTAATTCCACTCCATCCGCATCCACCTCCGTAATACTTACTATATCATAAATATCGAAATTAGGCAAGTCTATATAAGAACCACTAGTAAAAGCTACACTTGGTAAAGTTAGAGTATGTGTATAATTTATACGAGTCTTAGTACCTGCTACTGGTGTTGTTTTTTGTATAGGAAATATAATTGTTGAAACAGCACCATCGAATGTAAGTGAACCAGTTGCCGTATCTGGAATTGTTGTTAAATTCCTCACGGCCCCGGACGAACTAAGTCCAATATAATTTGAAGTTGCGTCGGAGTATAAACTATAACCAGTAGGAGCAGCTGCTGTAACAGTTGTACCACTCAAGCCAGTCTGCGTATATTTGTAATTTACACTATCTACGTCTATTGACTTTACTGTATCGTATGGAAGTGGAAAAAGTAGATTATTGTCGTTTGATTCTAATAGCTCAAAAGCTCCACCGGACAGCGGTGCAAATGTAAATGTAGCAGTAGAAATTGAAGTGGCTTGACCGAGAAAGCCGCTTGCAATATTCACATCATATATATAAAGATGATATACACCAGCGCTTATCTTTTCTAAAGAACGAACTTTACATGTACCATTTGTTCCGGACATATTAATAGCATATGTTACGCTTTGATCACTAAAATCTGGCAGTGCACTTCCTCCTGTAATATTACCAACAACGTAATTACCAAGAGCGAGAGTAGCAAAAGATTCACCTACTATTTCTGTATCTCTTGCTTTTTCTACTTGAATCTCTTTCTTGTTCTTTAGATGAACTCTATATCCTTGAACATAAGCGATAGAAGGTTCTAAACCAGCAAGGTAATGTCTTTCGCCATAAATTAAATTAGTATCACTACCTAGATCAATCTTCTCAATATCATCCAAATCTGTAATATCAGACGCGCTATATCTACCTCTATTACCTACCTCATCATTTAGATATTCCCTAAGATCAAGCTTAAAAGGTTTCAAGCAATAGTCACCACTTTCTTCAGATGTACGATCAGCGAACTTTCTATCAAGTTGCGTATATTCAGTACGAGCTGGCTTTACGACAACATCCAAATCAGTCTTGAATAAAGTTATATAGGATTGAACATTGTCTACAAAGAAAACACCGGCGTTATTCGTAACAAGCGCATCGTCGAGGTCAGTTAAAAATGCTAGTTGGAAATCTATCTTATACCTATCAGCGCCAGGTGCGGTTTCATTCGGATACCCTGTTGCGTTATCTAATAGCAATGGATCAGTCGCATAAGTAACAATCGTGTCTGTTACAATAAAGGCGACTTTACCATTTAGTGTATAGTCTTCTGAGGGTTTAGCAAAATAAAGTTCTTCCGCCTCATTATAAACAAATTCGCCATTAACGAAATATACTCCTGCCTTTGTTTTTACCACTGCAGCATGACCAGTTGATGCAACAGTAGCGAATGATGTTCCTGTATTAACTAATTCAGTAGGATTTTGACTATTATCATTTGGATCTACAATAGCGTTATCTAATTCGATTACATCAGTTGCAACGAATTCTTGAATGTTATTGCCACTTCCATTTTGCACCGATGAATTATAGCGAATAAAGAAACGATACGTATTTGTTTCTGCTAACGCTTCATAACGTAAAACTGACGCCTCTAAACCATTAGTAGTTTGTATCTTTAATATCTGATCAAGGTATGTAGTAATCACTTCAGGAGTAGCAGGAGCAATACCATCCAGAGTAATATCAATGTACTTGGCATTATTGTCTAAACTTCCCTCCCCATCGAGAACAGGCCCCTCTTTATAAACACTCTGACCGAACTTATCTATCTGTGACTGCAGGATAGACTGCATTTGATTTAATTCACGAACCTGAACACTTACACCAGGTTTGAATAAAATTCTTAAATAATTTTTACCTTCAGCACCAGTAAACTGAACACTATTGGTATTGAAATCATCATTATAAGGAGGGACCGCGTATGTTTTAATTGCCATTAGAATTGAATAACTAGTTTAATGTCTTCTTGCTGATTGTTGTTTCTTAAAATTGCTTTTCTATTTTCAAGAAAAAGTGCTTCGCCTGTGCCTGGATTATATTCGCCTTGTCCTAAAGTACTTATTGCATAGTTTGTGCTGGTCGTTCCAGCAGGTGTTGTAAAATTAACATTTCCACTTGCAAGGAAAGGTTTTTCGTTAATTTCTCCACTTGAATTTTGGTGATAATACACTCGATTAGTGGTTGTATCAACATAATCTAAATACGCTTTTGCTGCGTTTGTCTGGTGTTCGATAACTGTACCAGCGTCTACAGGTATTCCACTTACATCACTTACATTAGAGAATTCCAAATATTGGAGAGTATCAAATATACTTAAAGATGCATCGGCAGGAGTATCGTTATCTGTGCGGGTTGCACCTTTTACAAGACTTACTTGTCTAAATGCCACATTGATTGGCGCTTCACCGCCTAAGTTTCCTTCGTATGATCCAAATAAACCGGCGTAAAAACTAGGCAAGTCACTTCTTGGAGAAAATCCAAATCCAGAGATTGGCGCAACTAATGGTCTAATGTCAGTTTCTATACCATCAACAATAACTGAAGCGTCTGCGTAACCGCCAGGCCATTGATCATTTGTAATTTTAATTTCAGTAATTGAACCACTTAAAATAGTTACATCGTAATGCTGGCCATCAGTACCGCCAGATCTTATGTTATCGTCTGTGACTATAGCACCTGTTGAGTCTTTTCCAACTAATCGAATGTCTTCTGTTCCACCAACGCCACTACCTCCATCGACAACCTTAAAGCCATATACAATACCTCCAGTCGCATTAGATGCATCTGAAGCTGGACTGCTGAGCGGTGTAAGATCAGCAGGGATGTCAACAAACTGATCTGTGTAAAAATTAGACGTACTATCTAGATCACAAACATATGCCCAAAGATAGCCATCAGTTTGTATGCCAGGTGAAGCGTATGTAGTCACTGTAGGATTAACTGAACTCGCAGTAGCACCGTCATTATTTAGACACACAAAAATCTTATCGACATTATCGACCGTATGTGTCATATAGCACGGATAATACGCCGATGCGCCGATTGTTTCGAGGTTAAAGATGTTAGGATCATAAGGATCGTAGACCTTATATACTCTACCACTGCGCCATTGGTTGCGCGGTATTACACTAAAGGTTTCTTCTACCTTTAAAAGAGAAATAAGATTTTTCAGAGTGTCTTCTTTTTCAATTAATGTATTAGTTGGAAGAGGCACTGCATAATTCAAGTTCGACTCGTCAACACCATTAAGTGTTGGCCAAGGTTCCGTTTTTCCGATACCGATAAAATAATCATCAGTAGTACTATCTTCAATATCGTTAATGAATAACTCTCTTGAATTTTTTCTAAATTGGTTTGTAATAATTGCTGACATAATGTTATTTATAAAGATTAATCGATTGCTGATATATAATTACTCGAATAGGTTTATTATAGTGTAAAGCTAGAGTGAACCTTTTCTGTTCCTCCATTCGTCGCGTTGTAACCAAACTTCCAATACCAACCACTTGGGACAATCATAGTAACCTGCGCTCCAGAATCACCACGCTCGTCACTATAGATCCGAGTTTGACCTACTCTTGCACCCCCACTCCCAGTCATACTTGCGTTCGGATTGATTTCACCTAACAAATATGCGATATCCGCGGCGTTGGAATAGATAGTAAAACTTACCCACAATGGCCTGCCAGTATCGTTATATTGTATTACATCGGTAACAGTAGAGTGTGTAAGACTGTTGTATTCTCTTGCAGGATCGAGGGCCGTGATATCGCCGCCAGAAGAAACTCCATCAACCGCATCAATTTTTGTTAAAAGAGATCGATGAACACCGACGCCGTTAGTCGTACTTAACATTCTATAATCAGAATTTTGTCCAACGCCCCATAGGTTATCGTCTTGATCAACTCCTACAAATGAATTCTGACTGTTATAACCGAAGAGTTGGAAATCCTTTATAAAGACTCTATCCTCTTTAACCATTTTTGTAAATGTGCTACGGTCAGTTAAATCGCCTGTTCCTAATTGGCCATATCCGTTATAGCCTGATACAAACACTGTTCCATCATTTTTAAGAATATACGCCGCAACATAGTTATC